TTAAAATGGATTGATCGAACTAATGCCGATCTGCAAACGATCAAGCGGTTCTCCAAACAAGCCGGCATATGTGTCTGTGTACTGTGGCAAACTCGTGCCATCATCACATACAACGCCGAGCCAGCCAGCCCGTTGTGTCGTCTGACTGCGGTAATACGCTTGCTGGTACGACTCACCAGCAGGAGTAAGAAAGATGATCTGGACTCCATCAATCACTTCGCCAGCATTACCGGCACAGCCGTTGACCGTATCATTGCGATCACCTTTGGCTACCCAAGGCAGCCAACCACTTTGAACTGTGTGGACGCGATACTTAACGCTACCATGATCAACTTTGATGTACAGCAGATCATGCTGATAATTAGGCATACCAGCAAAACCGTTGTCACCAGATCCGAAGTTGGTCACCTCATCAAGCCAACGGACACCGAGCAGATGCAGACCGTAGGCTACGTTGACATTTCTAGTTACAATTGCTTGTGGACGCGCGCTTTGTGCTGCTGGTGCGCTCTTAGATGCATCTACAGTAGTTGTCCCATTAGCAAGGTCAGCCGCCAGCTTCTCCTTTGTAATGCCCCAATGTGCTAGATACCCATACGGATCAGTGTGGTCACCCCAAATATGCTGCGTTACCCACAAATGAGACTTGATGCCCGGCGTTCCAGCACCGCCAGCGTCCAAACTAGTCGGAATGCCATATTTAGCAGCCATATCACGTGCAAGCTCGATATAGACGGCATAATCCTTCTTGAAAGTTTCGGGATCACTAGTATGACCCAATTCAATTTGGACTGGGCTGTTAGCATTTGCCACTGTCCCAGCGCCCCACTGAACATAACCAGGCTCACCAACTTGATAAACCTGACCACCATCGCCTACAACAAATGCCGTATAAGCAACTTCAGCAGCAATATTGTTTTTGAAGTAAGCAGCATTTGCACGCGCGCCAGATTCGGCACCTACATCATGTAGAATAATGTAAAGTCGATTAGCTACTTGCGATGAGCCTTCATTTGCACCCAAAGCAAATTCTTTGTTGATGGTATAACTCATACTATTTTGCCTCCTCACTAGCTACTGGAACAACAGATTCCGGAGCTGACTCCGCCGGTGCTGCAGAAGACGTCTCTGGAACCACTTCACTAGCAGCAGAAGTTGCCTGATCAGCCGCTTTATCTGCTTGCAGTGCCTTAATCTGATCCTCTAACGCCTTGATCTTAGCCGCCTTGGTAGTAATGAGTGCTGGGTAAGCTAACGCCTGCTGGCTGTCACCGACACCCTCTGTGGTTGGATCAACGGCTACCCCGACAATGGTCAATAATGCAAACACTGCATTGACCACTGCAGTGAGTTCCTTACCCAAACTAGCAAAGTCCCAGTTGTAACCGAAGACTGCCGCCACCGTTTGAACTACCAACAAAGAAGCTGGCACAACGGCCAGCCAGAATTTGACGCTCAATACTCGTACTTTCCAATTAATCTTCATGGTTATCTTCTCCTTTAATGCCTACATGATCTTCCAATCGAGTAATCCTAACCGAGTGACTGCCAAGCTCGTCATCGTGTGTTTTCAGATGAGCATTCAAGTCTGCCAACGACTGTTCGTGCAGCTCGAGCTGGCGATTAATTGTCTCTGAAAGCACTTGAATATCAGAGCGCAATGGATCTAAGGCAATCTTTTTGAACAGCCAGCTGCCCGCGCTCACACCCACCCCGATGATTGATATGACCTCCGTCCATTCACCAATCGTGTATCCAAAAAATATCACTTTCTCACTTCCTCCATAAGGATGTAACGGCTAGTTATAGTTGACTCAATTTTCCGATGTTTTGCTGCTATCTGTGCCCTTTTTTTCAGAAGCCAAAGAATCCTCTGTGTCATAAAGCAATTTCTGAAATTCGGCAATGTCAGCTCGAACTTCTTTCTTGTTCGCGTCATAGAGTGCCTGATTCTGAATTGACTGATTGACCGTATTGGCTCCATTTCCTTCTTGGTCAATAGTTGCGTTCAAATAAGCGACCTGAACATCACCAATGGTGGATGTACCTGTGAGACTGATGCTCTTGTTAGTTTTCAATGTCATGATTACTTCTCTCCTTTTTCGAATGCTTCATACAACGCTAAATATGCATCAAGATCGGGTCCGCCTATTTCGTTCTCATCAACGTAGTCACTGATGATTCGCTGAACATCGTCAATGTGATTCACATAGGTACCACCTTCGATTTCAGCTTCCTGCTCAAGCCATTCACCATGAACCTTGTTGTACTCACGAGCTAGGGCGGGATCAAGCTGAATATTACCGTTAGAATCTGTTTTTGATTCTCCGTTCTCGTCTTTAAGAGCATACTGAGCGACTAAGGCTTGCTCATCCTCACCAGCAGATTTTAAAGTTTGCTTTAACAATTTGATGAACTTGGCAAGCGCCAGAGCATCCTTGCCCTTAACTTTGATTTGTTCAACAAGTCTGTGTACTTTAGCAATATTTGTATTTTCAAGTGTGATTTTCATGTTTTCCTCCCAAATTAAAAGCGCCAGCCTATGCCGTCGCTTTGAGTTCATCTATTTCGTTTTTCATTTGAGCCAGCAGTGGCAAAAGTGCTGCCGCAATCCGGTCGTACTGGATCCCTTCAAGCTCACCATCTGGCCCACGGACAACCAGATCCTCAAGACCGGCAGCTTCCAAATCCTCGGCAATCAGGCCAAAATTACTTTGCGGACGTTCAGTCTGTTCGCCTGCCGCAAAACGTTGCATGGCGGCTTTGTCCAGCCAGTGAGCCGTCGGTAACGTCAGCAGCTGCTCAGCCAACTCGGTTGAACGATCGCGCTTAATGTTGACCTTGTACTTGCTGGCAGACGTGCTGCGGACGAGAGCACCATCAGAAGCAACAAATACGTTTGGAGATGATGAGGTTGTTTTTGACCACGCAGAAGGTATCTGCACGTAGTCAGCTTCAATGTCAATGCGTGTTCCTCCAGTTAATCCGCTTTTGTTGTAGCCAACCATAATAGATGGAACGGAATCTATTCCCTCAACTATTGAATATGATGCGCCTCCGATGATTGTCACACCACGATTAGCGCCACCTACAACGGTGTTATAGTCTTTTGAAACCGAAATACCACTAAACTTTTTTGTAAAAAGTCCTGCCCCACCAAGAAAAGCATTATTTTCTCCAGAAACAGAGACGGTTAAAACATCACGGCCTACGATTTCAGCGCCCCTTCCCAAAGATTGACTTGCTCCGACATTATCGATAGTCAAATAAGGTGTCTGAGCCGAGTCAAAAGCATGGGGTTGGACAAATGTCATCGATCCGCCCTTAAGCAAAACACTGTTGGTGCTGTCCGTTACGGATATATATTTTTGGTCGATGTTGATATCAATGTTGTTGTCAGTTGAGTGTATGCGACCTTTCTGGAACTCAACCATCCCTGTATTCAAATTGATGGCCAAGTTAGCGCCATAAATCGTGCCAGTCACAATAGCTGATGCGTTCAGGTTGATCACGTTGAGATGGGCCGCATTCAACGTCCCGGTGGTGATCTTGTCAGCAGACAAACTTGCGATCGCTGCTGAGGGGATGAAGGCATTGCCTGTAAAGACAACTGTTGGTGCATCTAGAACAAGCTTGCCGCTTTGAATCAGAGTGCGGTTGGCTTCCAGATTGATCTGACTAAGCACATCGCCTTTGGACACACGGAGATTAATCGCATCTTGCAGCTGGGTGATCTGGCTGTCAGTGCCTGATTGTACGTCAGGTGTAGCCATGGATCCCAACTCAACTTTTGGTTCGGCAAAACCTAGTATGGCATTGTTGCCATCTATCGACCCGTTGTTATCAACACGCAAATATGCTTCGTCAAAGTCACCTGCGTCAAAGGTGACCGTGTATTTGTCCATTTGTAACGGAGATGGTTTTACGTTGTTAAGGAGCTGTTGAGCACCATCGTTGTCATACCCATCTGGACGTGTACTATTACGCTTGCGTTTGAGCACATAGACATCCATGCCCTTGACATTCCAACTCGCATAAGCCTTGACGCTCATGGTGTAGGTGGCTCCGCGCGTTAGTTTGAATCGATTAGTTCCAGCGTATTTCTCGCCGCTTGATGAATTCTTGATGACAAAGTGTGTTTGTCCGTTGTTTGCATAATATGGATGGACAATCAGATCCAAGTTGCTAACGTCAATCCAACCGAGTTTGCTGACGTCAGTGGGATACATCGAGTTGAGGATCAGATTCGGATTACTTAAGCCACTGATCACGCTCGTCCACTGGTTGGATAATTGTGTTTGCTGGGATTTCAATCCGCTGATCTCATTGGTCGCCGTGGTTTGGAAACCCTGCAAGGTTTGCAGCACTGCGGTTGTCTGACCTTGATTGTTGGCAACTGTCGATTGAATCCCGTCAACTGTGACCTTGAGGCTAGACACACGCGCGTCTGTATAGTCTGCTGAATCCTCAGGTGCTGGTGAATATACGGGTACCTGACTGCCTTCAGCCAACTCCGTTTCAATGACGTATAAATCGGCGTTTGCTGTTGGTGAAATACCGCCGTTCATATCGAAGCGCAAATATCCCCGTGTTTCTGTTTTGGCTGTGTGAAACTTAGCAACGGTCTTAACCGCTTGTGAAGTTGAAAGCGTCACCCCATTCAAGAGCAAGTGAATTTTATCAGAATCATATCCTTCTCCCGCTGGACCAGGTGAAGTGCTATCCGTTCCGCCCAAAAAGTAAAGATTCAGTGACTTCATATTTGAGTTATGGTACCCGACAAATTGGACTGTGTAATCTGTGTCAGGCTTAACATCAACAATATCTGTCCGCATATGACTGTCCCCGCCATCTGTGGATGTTAGCCTCATAATATTTTCACGACTATTTTTATAGAAGCCGTGCTTAACGAGCATCAAGACAGTCGTAGGACTACCCCGTGATAAACGAGTCCAGTGATCAAGATTCGTCATCTTAGAGGTATTCTGTATCAAATTTCGTGATCCAAACGTCATCGCATCGACCCTGCCAGTGATCGAACTGAATTGAGCATTGAACTGACTGGCAGTCGCAGTGATTTGTCCCTGCGTCCACGACTGTGTGGCATATGGCGTCAACAGCCCAGTCACATCATTCTTGGTCATCGTCAAAGACAACCGATCATTTGCAACCTCGAGATCAGCACGCAGTTGATTGACTGACCCATTGATGGTGTTAACGACACTTTGATCGGCTTTAAGTTGCAATCCATCGGCAGTCTGTTGAGCCAGCGTTTTCGCTGTGGTGACTTCACCCGACAACTTGTTTATGTCCGTCTTAGTCGCCAATGTTGCAATCGTTCCTGCTAGATCATCGGTTTTAGTGACCAATGTAGCCACCGTTGTTTTCTGATCTTTCGCAGTCTCCAAAGCAGAATTTGCGGTCGCCAAGGCGGTTTTCGCATCAGATACTGCTGACACTGCTTGTGTTGCAAGAGCATTGGCCGAATCGGCTGCACTTTTAGCCGCCTGTGCAGTCTGATTGCTCATTGAAGCCAACTGTGCGCTACTATTTGCTTTTGCCACAGCATCATTGGCAGCTTGTTTGGCAGCAGCAACATCCGCGATTGCGGTGTCAACCTTCTTCTGAACCTCAGTGCCAAAAGCGTCACCGGTTTCGGCATTCCAATGGCCATCATGAAAGAGCCACATAATTGTTCCCTTGGCAGTCGTTTGATAGTATACGTCACCGGTTTTACCAGCAATATTCAGATCGACCGGCGATTGATCTCCCCAGCCTGTTGAATTCATGCCATTTGTTGCCTTCGCAATCACGACCTTATCAACTAACTCAATCTGTGACTTGATCTCGTTGACCCGGCTACTGAGATTGCTATATGCAACATCTGGCCGCGATGTACTGTCGTACGTCTGTGTTAGATAACTATGATTTGACGGTTGCCAGGTATATCCAGTCAAACGCGCTCTCACATCAATATCATCAAGCTTGTGCGTGATGGTGACCGTATCGCCTGGCAACACAGTGGTAGTGATGCTTAAATCCTTGTACTCTTCAGTATTCTCAAGCAACGCCACATTCAACTTGTACGTCCACTTGGCCTCATCAATATGACTTTCGGAGAACTCTTTCGTAGCGGCAGCACGAAGTAACTCGTACGCTTCTTGAACCGGAACAGCACCTTTTTGATCCCCTGTTGCCTGTGTTTCGTCAATGGCCTTGATGTCCTGATAGGTTTTGGTGCCAATCTTCGGTTTGCGATAATTGCCTAAATTGGGGCTGTCAACATACAACTCAGGCAGTAAAAGACCATTGTAGCCTTCTGGCAGCAGTCGCGTAATGATACCACTACTGTCCTTGGTCGCTTCGTATCCGGTCAAGTTGTGTGCATATTCAAAATGAACACCACGATCTTTTCCTATACGAGGGTTGACGCTGAAACTAAAGTCCTGCCAATCGAATTCACCACCCCAGCGGTTAAGAAACGAGTTGTCGTCCGTTCCCAAAAGTGCCTTGATGATTGACATTCTAACCAGCCGGGCATTGGTTACATTTCCGATTGTTGATAGAACTTTGAAGCCAGTTGGATAGTTGGCAGCGCGCATGATCTGATCAAGTGCGCCCTGGCCATCTTTGTCAACGATGTTGGTGTCCGCGATGAAATCATCGTTAAGATCCCAGAACACGTGATAAGCAGTGATGCTAAGATGACCCATGGACTTGATCACTTGCGCGATTCGAAAAGCAGCCTTGCCCCCAGGAACTGGCACGCGCACGATATTTTCAGCCACGAGGTCTCCAGCATGTTCGCTAAACATCGGATAATCGAACGTCAAGGTGAACTTCGCGTTGAGCTGCCAAATGACGATATCATTGCTGATGTCGTCCAAAGCATAGCCGTGGTGACTGAAATCAGTCTGGTCACGCGGATAGAGTTCAATATCGGTACTCATACATAACACCACCTAGGTTGCACTGTGATACTTGTGACGCCGGTCAAAATGACATGATTGACACCTGGTACAAAGAGCGGCCAATCACCCGCTGTCGAGGTTGTGATATCCTTGTCAGCCATGGTCGCCGTGTGTTTAGCACAGTCGAGAGTGACAGGCGCTGTCAGGCTGTCGATTGAGAACTGGTTCGTGTTCACGGAGATCTTGGCTGTTCCGGACCCTGACACGGTGAGCAACGGTTCCGCTGCCACGTTACCGGGGTTCACGATGTCAAAGTTAGCCGTGAACGTCTTTGGATCAGTCATCTGATACTCAAGCGGATCCAAAGTGAAGCTGGGCTTGTAGGAGCCACTGACCTCCACATCGTCTACCGAAAACTCGCCGATCGTGACTGACTTGATGAGCCGATAGAAGTCGGGGTCATCACTCAACACTAGCTTCGACGCGGATTGCAGTAACTGCCGTGTCTTCCGCCATGACTGGTTGAGCGTCTTGAAGTCCACGAGTTGGAGTTCTGGTGACCAAGTAATATCCTTCCAACCACGTTTCTCGGTTAATGAACCACTCAAACGGCCAGGCACGTCTGTGAACTGCACATCGCGCTTAGCTGCGGGAATGTTTGGCTTCTTAGTGAACAATGTCCCCGGCACAGACTGGGCCAGAGATTGACCGTCCAGAATTAATTCAACCATCTGTTATCAAAGCCTCCTTCCATAGCTAAAGTTTTGAGTTGCATCCTGCTGTTTCAAGTAGTCCGAGGTGTATGGACCGGTGATAGTTGCAAACGTGCGGCCATCCACCTGCAGCGTAATTGGTCCCTGGGATGGCATATGAGCCGCAATAGCTGCGCCCATCTTATTCCACGTATCATCGTTCAGTGGAATAACGCCCTCCGGCCCAGCTTCGCCACCAACCTGTGCCCGGCCATTGTTATCGGCAAACATAGTCGGCTGCGTCATAATGCCACCTTGCGCGTACCAGTCAATACCCAAATAAGGGATAGATCCATGCAAAAGATCACCAACAGACCAACCACTGGGTTGGATGCTGAAATGCGGCATTGGAATATGTGGCCAGTGGATACTGAAGTTGAAGAAACCTCGAATGGCGTCAATCGCTCCTCGAACGATATCTTTTGCAGTATTGATTGGCCCAGAGATTGCATTTTTGATACTGTTCCAGACGTTAGATGTCACAGAACTAACCGCATTCCAAGCACTTGAAACAGCATTTCTAATACTTCCCACAACATTTGAGATAGTCGATTTAATGCTGTTCCACACATTTGATACTGCACTTTTAACACTATTGAAAATGTTTGAAGTAGTCGAACTAACTGCGTTCCATGCATTAGATACAACTGACTTGACTGCATTAACAACATTTGAAACGACATTCTTGATATTGTTCCAAATGCTTGAAACAACACTTTTAACCTCGTTGAACACACTAGAGGTAACACTACTAATGGAATTCCATGCACTCCGAATCACGTTACCTATGCTGGCTAGGATTGGCCCAAAGAATGATTTAATACCATTCCAAACATTGGTGATGATACCCTTAATTAAATTCATTGCGGTCGTAATAATGGTCTTCCAGATATTGAGATACGTACCAATAATGACAGCAATAGCGGTAATCGCCACCGTAAAGATTACTTTGATTCCGTTCCAGAAAGCAGAAAAGAAGGACTTAATACCGTTCCAAATTGACTTAATGACATTTACAGCGGCTGTAAAAGCTGGCTTCAAAAAATTGGTAATGGCATTAATCGCAATCGTGAAGATTCGCTTGATGCTTGTCCACATTCCAGAGAAAAAACTGGTAACGGTACTCCAAACACCCTTGAGCCAAGTGACAATCGCACCCCAGTTCTTGATAACCAAAACGACTGCGGTAATCGCGGCAATTACAGCCGCAATCACTCCGACAATCGGCAGGAGCGTGGCCATAAAAGCTCCCATGCCTGCAGCTCCTAGGCCAGCCCCTGTACCGGCAGCGGTCGCACCAACACCGAGCATTGGCAGAACTGTTGCAACTGCCGTGATGACTGGTGCCATGACACCAAGCGCGACAGTAATCGCACCAAACGCAACAACCAGCGCTTTCACCGGCGCTGGTGCCTTATTGAATGCATCACTGACACCTTTAACAACTGGCAGAAGCCCCTTGATCACAGGCAACAGGGTCTCTTGAATTGTTCCACCAATCTTCCCCATAGTCTGTTCGTATTCTTTCTGAGCTTGTTTGGCCTTGTCGACTGGATCCAAGGTCTGCTGAAAAGATTTCGAGACGGTTCCACCAGTGTCTTGGGCTGATTTTTTTAGACCATCAAGTGAAACCTTGCCATCACGGATAGCCTGAGCCATCTGTGGACCTGATTTGGCGCCAAATGTTTGAATTGCAATGTTAAAAGCATCTTGGTCTGTCTTAGCATCTTTGATTCCCTTGAAAGATTGCGTCATGACATCGCTGAAAGATTTGTTCTCAGTTTTGGCGGCAGAGAATGCCTTCTGCATGCCCTTGAGCACTGTGGAAGAATCAATCCCCGATTTGCTCCATGACGCAAGTAGTGGAATTCCCTGCTGAAGACTAATGTGCAATTGTTTGAAGGCTGGGTATGCCTTTGATGCATCTTCTTCAAGGTCGGCAACTGGTACACCTGTCCGCTGAGACGCTGCAGCAAAGGCATCAAGTACGCTAGGAATATCTTTAGCGCTGAGATTGAATCGTGACATGGAATCATGTAATGCGTTGACCGCGTCAGTCCCAGACTGACCTGTGATCTGGCTGAACTTGGCAACGTCTTCGGATGTCTTTTCCAGCTGCGGACCACTCAAATTGAATTGACTAGTAAGCCCTGCCATGGTATTCGACAAATCCATCGATTCCATCTGCGCACCAGACTCGGAGCGTTCAACTTTCTCAAATGACTCACCGAGCTTATCTGCAACGTCTCCAACAGCGCCAGTTTTGCTAGTCAGGTTATCAACAGCGTCATCAGTTTGTGTCCATGCTTCCTGCGCCTTTTGGTTAAAATCTTGTAGGCCTTGACCAGCAGATTGAAATCCATTGGCGACAGTCTGCAGCCGTTCAGCAGCTGTGTTCTTAGCAATCTCGTCAAGTTTGGAGCTAGTATCTTGTGACTCCTTACCCAATTTATCCATTTGGTTACCCAAATTGGCCACAGATGTTTCGGCGTCATTCAACTTGACTTTCATCTGTGTTGCTTCAGCTGAGTTTTCTCCGTAAGCGGTGACCGTTTCCTTCAACTGTTGCTTCAAGTTATCAACTTTTTGCCGAGACAAGTCCATTTGTTCGGACAGTTGCCGTTGGGCGGCAGCTGTCTTCTGCGACTCGGAAGCATTATCACCTAGTTGGGCATTTTCCAGTTTAGCCGATGAAGATGCGAGCTTAAGTTTAGAATCAAGCTCGCTCTCTTCCTTCTGCAGGTTACTGATATGATCTTTGGCATCATTAGCTTTGGAACCTTGCTCACTGAGTTGGCTGTTAACTTGATCAAGAGCACTTTTCAGGTTGTTTTCAACCCGTTGTGCATCCGCAACCTTGCCGACGAGCCGATCAAATGAAGAGCCAGATGTTTCACCACGATCCTGCATCGTCTTCAATTGTTCAGACAGAATTTGCGTTCTTTTAGCAGCAGCTTCGGATTGAATTTGCAATTTCTGCTGTTCAGCAGCCAGTTTCTGAGTCGAACTAGCATTCTCATCCATAGATGATATCTGGGCTCGATATTCCTTCGCGGCCGTGTTCATCACGGCGTTGATGTCTTTTACTGTGTTAGCAAACTCTACTTGACCATTCATCTTGAAATCAAGAACAACGTTTTGAGTTTCGTCAGCCATGATTTTCCTCCTTTCTTAGTTAGTTAAAAAATGGAATATCGTCCAGTGTGACCTGCTTCCGAATGGGCTTAGGTTTCTCTTTGTAGATGCCATCAGGATTATTAATCTCGATATAGATTAGATATTGTTTCAGCCACAGATTCGGCGTTAATTTCATGAATTCTTGAAGCGAGTATCCCATCAGCGCTTTCGCCACATACAAATAAAAGGCCCAGGGGTAATCGTTATCCTCCTGGGCCTCACCTTCCTGTTGTGGCGACTTTATTTTTTTATGTCACTTAGTTGGAAGTTCTGCTCATTTAGAATATCCATTGCCTCTTGAATAACACTAGGAATTTCCGAAAAGGGAATAGCACGGTTCATCTCATCAAAGGTAGTTTCCGTACCTCCACCGACAAGTAAGCCGTAAACAAGCGCCCAAATGAGTTTCATGGTTTTCTGATCGCGATGAATCACTTTCCGTTTGAGCATAAGATTCAGATCCTTCTCGAATGTTTTGTAGCCTTGCCCATATGCGGATTCAATAGCGTCAATTGAGGCAAAAGTGAACGCTGCAGGTACCTTTGCACCTTGAATCGTGATGAAATGATTGTCTCGGAGCCTAACTAGATCAGAGAGCTTCGCCATATTTTTTTGTCCTCCTAATTAGCAATAATCGTTAATTCCCCGCCTTGTTTGGCAATCGTCTTAACTGATTGCGGGGCTACACTTTTGGGATCGGTTTTTGTTTTGCGATCGTTTCAAGCTGTTCTGGAGAAAAAATAACCTGCTTGAAAAAGTCGTCAACAGTCAGGTCAGCACTGTCTCGGGCTGAATTATAGCGTGCGTAGTAAATACTCGAATTACGCAAACCACCTGCGTTGTAGACGATATCAGGGTTGACTTCCTTGAATGACTCTTCAGAAGTTGCATGGGTTTCATTAACAGCAGGGTTAAGTGTACAAGACGTCAACCAGATGCCATCATGCTGTCCATTGGCCAACCATGTGTCAAAACCAATTGCAAACTCTGGCATTGATTGTGCAAGCGTGGATCCAAACTCGACCCCATGCTTCGCTGCGATGCCTTTCATTGCATCCAGAACTGCAATTGGCATCCCAATGTGGGTGTGTGTCACTGCAATACTGGTTTCTTGCGTGATTGTCCCGAACTTTTTACCGCTGGCATAAATATCGTTCGACTTTCCGTTCCCTTTGAAGGCAATCTTTTTGATGTTCGGGATCCGGATAACACTTGTATCGAAGACCGGATCAGTAGATGCCGTCTCATTTTGCTTTTTCATAGCGAAAAACATATCGCCAATAGTGAGCTCTAGCTCAATATCGTTTGCTCTGCTTGGTTTATCAGACATAGCGATTCCTCCTATTTTTTCAATGCATCCATGACCGGTTTGACCATAGTCTGCATGATTGTATTTTTGTTGGCAGCAAAGGTGTTGTGAACATAATTGCGTGCCCTGATTCCTTGATGGTTCTTGGGACTTGTCCCATGCTCCAGAAAGAGCCACCAAAATGCATTTCCAAACGTCACTTGAATGTGATCGCCCTTGTCAACAACCTGTAGCTTATCTCTTAACGTCCCATAGGTTTGTGCGAGCGGAGCGTTAGGTTCACTTGGCAACTCGGGCCGGAGCTTGTCAGCAAATTGACTTGCTGCGGCAACAAGTCCTTCTTTCGACACTGAATCATCTACTTTGAGACCACTGAGATACTTGGCCATTGTTTCAAAACCGTTGTTATTGACCACCCGCAATCACCTCGATGTACGTGTACAAATCCGTGATAGTTTCATCATTTTCATCGCCCGGAATGCCTCTGAATGATTCGAATGGGACATCATCAAACTTCTTGATGAACGGCAGTAGCTCGTCTTCAACGCCCTTTGTGAACAAAGACACCTGATACTCATTCACGATTAACCGTGTACCCGTGCTGGCTACTAGACGCTGAGTATTTGTATAGGTGTATATCCAGTACGGATACTTGGCCGTCCGTGGTGCAACGTCTCGATAGACCGCACCCAGTTGCTTGAGTCTGGCCAGAAACTCGTCAAATGTGATCAACATAGTCAAGACTCAACTCCATTCTTTGATTGTCGGGCGTCTCGTAGATTCGTGTGATTTTGTAATCAGTTCCTCGGATCCGGACACGATTCCCACCCTGAGTAATCGACATATCCCGACGAATCAAAATGCGCAAGACGACATCCTGCTTGTTCTGCTGCGCGAGATATTTTTCAGTTGAGGTGATCCCAATGTCGGCGTAATACAAGACCCGCTTGTCTTCCCACGTTTGTTTTGGACGGTCGTGTGCGTCAACGCCGTCCTTAAGTTCCAACAGTGTGGCTATCCACTTGAGTTGGTTCGTTAGATTGACTGTCTGGGTCATCTGTTCTCACCTCCAAGTAGAAGATTGGCTCCAAGGCTTCAAGTGCCGCCGCTAGATCGTCACCGGCAGATCGATTGTCATTCATCACGGTAGCAACCATAAGCTGCAAGTATTTCACGCTATGGCCAACTTTACGCTGGACATACTTGTCAGCTGCGTCCAGATAGAATTGCAACATGGAAGGGTCCATGTCATCTTCCAATCGGATGTGTTGTTTTAAGAGATCTAACAAGGTTGGTTCTTCTTCAGATTTCTCGTCAGCCATCTTTGATCACCGCCTATCCTAGACTAGGTGGCGTTGTTGGCACAGTTGCGCCAGGTGCATCAATCGGATCACTGGCCACTGAAGACAGTGTCTTGGTGTTGTCTGTATCAAAAACAACCTGATAGTCACCATCTTTGACGACTGTCCCATCGGCCAAGCCGGTAATGTCAACTTCACCAGTGCCCTTATTGCCGACAGCAACCACCTTGCCTTTTTGGAGCGCCTTTAAGAATTCGGCGCTCCGATCTGGTGTATCAGCCATGTTCTAGCTCCTTTCTACTTTGCTGTTAACTTAACCCCGCCCTTGATTCCCTCAGACTTAACTGCTTGCGGGGCTACACTTTTGGGCCTGCTGTAAGCAATGCTGCCCCCTTGGTTGTTAAAAGACCTGCGTCAGCAATTGCATAGGCACCATAATCAGTGGAACGACCCTTGACGTGGTCTTCTGTTGCCACTGTAAGTGCTTGGTTAATGTTAACAACGACTGTATCTGCCACATCCGCAATCAGGACATCCCCATCATTGACACCAGCATCTGGTTTCACAACTAAACCAAGAATGCTACCAACGCCTCCATTGATTGGGCTAGCAATAAACAACGGACGACCTTGACCATCAACGATGTTTGCCAATTGATTCCAAATGGTTTTGCTATTTGCATAAACTGCTGCCTTGCCAGCAAAACTAGAGTGGATCTTGGCCATGGTGCTAGTGATATCCTTATATGCGATTTGATCCTTATAAGTGGCAACTTGTGGCGTACCTTTTTCGGCCTTCAATGCAGTCTCAATGCCTAGCGGTGAACGTTTACCATCGCCTTGATGAATCGCAACACCAAGCGCAACACCCAGACGATCCCCAAGCTCTTGAGTCAAGAAACTGATGAAGTCCTCTTCAGACATGCTCTTCATCTTCCAGGAAACGGTGGCGACTTTATTCAGCTCGTAACCTTTAAGCACCAATTGACTGAATTGATTTTGCTCATCATCAGCCTGCGTGTTTTCGTCAACCCACTGAGCATCACCAGAAACAATGCCATCGTGCTTGTTGATGGTCAGCGTGCCAGAAACGTTGAATTTCTTGGCATCAGCGAAGGCTGGATATTGTTCTTCGGCGATCTTCCAGATGCCAGCCGCCACAGTGTTAGGAATCAAGGTCGGAGTGTTCCCCGTTTGGTGAGAAAATGGTGCGCCATTAAGGCGCACGTTTTCCTTATCGAATACAGCCTGTTCTGCAGCATTGAGAGTGTGGCCAAGCAAGGACTTGGCCCAAACATGTGCATATTCTGGTTGTGTCTTGGCAGCAGTGTTCAATTTGGTGTTTTCAAGAGACTTTCCAACACCAACAATGTCGTTGGCTGGTGCTACCTGAGCCAAGGTGATTGGCGCGTGTTCATCCAAGGCTGCCAAGTTGGCTTGGTCTTTCGCTTGCTGATCCCACTTTGCGTCCAAATCCTTCACGGACTTCATTGCTTTGTTGGCATCCTCAGACTTCCCCTTATCAATTGCGGTGCGAGCATCGTTCATCAGAGCTTCGCGTTGCTTCAAGTATTCTTCTTTGTTCATGAGGTTATTCCCCTTTCAAATTTAAGAGATTGTATTCTGCATTCAAAAGCGCCATCTGATCATCATCAGACGGCGCTCTTTTTAGTGCTGTTGTGTTTCGGAGGTGTTTCATTTGGTTCAGCGTGGCAAGACTTGGAATCTTATTCAGACTAGCAGTCATGATCATTTTCCCTGGCTTCTCCGCATTGTCAAACATCATCTTGTCAGCAAACCCTTTTTCAATGGCAGTCTGCGGATCCAGCCAGTAAGTTGAATCCATCAAGTCAAGGATTTCTGTTTGGGATAGACCTGTCTTGGCCATATAGGCATTAGCTATTGCTGTGTTTGACTTCTTTAACGAGTCCGCAGCATTCTGCATGTCATGATAGTCACCCATCTGTCCCCCGGAGACATTGTGGATCATCATCATCCCTGCAGGTGATATGGCTACGACATCACCCGCCATCGCGATCAAAGATGCAGCGGAATATGCCACACCCACAACGTTCACATTGACCGGCCCTTTATAAGCACGAAGCATGGTGTAAATTTCAGAGCCGGCATCGAGAATTCCTCCACCTGAATTGATCTCAACGGATAAGTCGTCACCATTAGCCTTGTTAATTAGATCAGAGACGCTTTTAGGTGAAGCATAGTCATCGCCAAATAGATCGTAAAGCCATCCGTAATCATTAGTAACGATGTCACCTTTAATCGGTACCACTGTCGTCATTATCATCACCTCCTTCCGTTGGATCAGGGGTGCCGTCGCTACCAGTTGCTGAAGGCACTGTCCCTGTATCCTTTCGGAGTAACATCTTGTCGCCATCTGGAACTGGTGACAGATTAAAGAATCCACGCAATTCATTCGGAGTCATCACAGCACGGTCAACTAGTTGGACGAGTGACAGTTTGGTTTGCATGCTTGCATAGCTCAAATCGCTTGATTCAAACACAATTGAATTACCAAACGAACGTTGTCGTCGGTTGAACAAGCGGCTCGTCCATTGCTCAGACATCTGCCTAATCACTGGTTCAATCTGACTTTCGTAGTAACTAATCCACTGGTTTTCAGTGTAGCTACTTTGGACAATTGCCTTGTTGGTATGAAAAATTGAGTAGATTCGATCCACAGTCGCATCCATTTGCTTAGCATTTGGCACAAAATCTGTAGGCTGTAACTGGGTTGCATCGGTCTTAGCATCAACACCAGCTGCACCGATTGAATCCTGATCTTTTTGTGTCTGCAGATACGATGCAACAAAAGCTTTCGTATTCTTCTCGATATCCTCCGGGCGCATAGCAGTATTGAATTTCAACAGCCAGCGAACAGCGGCTGAATTCTTGATGGCAGATACAATACCTTGGTCAGTGGTCGTAACAATCTCCATGAGTGGTGCCAACGTCGGACCATTCGATTCGCCAAAGATTTCGTCCTTGTTGAAATCTTTGCGCAGGTGAATCACCTGCGAATATGGAAATGTGTAGGTCTGTGCATTCGGCATGTAGAACTTGAGATAGAGGTTGCCTTGATTGTCTTGAATGGCTTCGACACTGTTAGCCACGATTGGCCAGATTGCTGTTGGCATTCCATTGGCATCATTCTGGACAAAGGCAAAAGCGTTGTTATTCAGTTCAAGCTGCGTGATCATCTTTTCTTGCAGCATCTGGCCGCTCATTAACGGGTTCGGGTCTGATAACAAGAACTGGATATAAACGTCTGGATTGACTGCGATGCTGTCACCGGCACCGGACCGAATGTGCTTGGCCACTGCTTTGCCGATCGTGGTTGCTTTGACCTCAATGGCTGACCTAATGATGTCAGATTCATAGACCTTGCCATTCCAACCAAAAAAGCCGTTACCGTAGTTGGTAACAAGCTTGTATTCCGGTGTGACTGTGACGCCACTATTTTTTCTATGAAAAAGATTGTTCCAAAATGCCAAATAATCACCTCCTTACGGTTAAATCAGCGTCTGATATTCTTCTTGATTATTCTCAAAAACAACATAAGCATCGAGTAAAGAAGCCATCCCATCAATTCGCTTGCGCTTGTTTTTTCCCTTGTCAGGTTGGATATTTCCATTTCTGTCAGTCACAATCGTCGTGTTAGACAGACACCATTTCAAGATTGGATTGTCGTTATAGACAATTCGCTTTGAACGAAGATCTGCACCAAGTGAATGCATGGGACTTGATAACGTCTTCACCCCTTGCGGAATTGCATCAAAAGTCTTTTCACCATATCGGGATTCAAGGTCCTTGACGAAGTATGTGGCTGACCAGGCGTCATAACCGCCTTTGAACAGGTAAATGTCATATTCTTGTTCAAGCTCCTCAAACCAGTCCATGATGTCACGATAATAGACTTTATTACCTTGGCTCGTCCTCAACAATCCTTGATCTCGCCACGTGGCATAAGGAATGTTGTCCTCCTGTGCGCGCTGCTCAAGAGTGTCTTCCGGCAGCCAGTACATTTGCTTAACGTAGATGTGATCATCATTAGGTATCTGGAAGATGACAGTTGCACAAGTCAAGTCAGTCGTCTGCGATAAGTCAGCGCCAGCAATGCCATATCGCGGCTTGAGTTTGAGTGTGTCAAACGTGGCCTCGTTATTCAGTTCATCAAAGGTCAGCCACGACTCAGTCGCTGTCTCACGGATATTAAAATCCTTGCAGACTAGGTTTTTAACCAGTCGGTGATTTGCCTTGGCTTTTTCGACACGTTCAGCCAATGTGGTCTTATTTTTGATCGTGCCAAGTCCAGGGTTTGCCTTGACCCAGCATTTCTCATCACGCCATTCCGCACGTTTGTCGAGTTCGTAGATGAAGAACAATGAACGTTCATCCCTGTAACCTTCGGGTTGATCATATCCTGCAATCGTCATCTCAGCGTCGTCGTAGATCTGATCATAAATATCTTCGCGGATCGTGCCAGCGGTGGATGTGATGAAAATCAGTGGTTGATCCCGTGCAGTGATCCCATCGGCCATGATGTTGTAAAGTGGCTCACCGTTCTTCCACTGGTGAATTTCGTCCATCAGGATGCAAGAAGAATTGAGGCCGTCAAGCGTATCGCTGTCAGATGACAGAGGCTTAAAGACGCCGTCGTTGTAATCTTCTGAAGACAGATCAGCCACATGCGTTTTGATTCGCTTAGCCAAAGCCGGAGATTTTCTGACCATGCGCTTGGCTTCATTCCAAATGATCTTCGCCTGATCCTTCTTCGTAGCCACCGCGTACACTTCAGGCCCAGCCTCACCATCGGCAATCTGCATGTACAACCCAACAGCGGAACCGAGCAGCGACTTCCCGTTCTTCTTACCAACAATCAGGACAACCCGCTGATACTTTCGGAAACCCGCACCGTCAACGAATCCAAAGGACGCTGCCAACAGTGCTTTCTCCCAGAGTTCAAGGACAATGTGCTTCCCGCCTGCTGGTCCCTTGCTGTGACGGCAATAGTTCTCGATAAATTCAAGCACGTGATTACCACGACGATTTGAGTAGTACCATTCACTATTGTCATTGTGCATGTCTGCGATGAGCTTCTTGTACGTGCGGTAGATTTTCTTGCCGACAACTTGATCACCACCATTCTGCACAAACGATTGCCAGTATTGAGTAATTGGATCGTAATCAGGTGGATAACTGACATGTCGATCGACACGAATCTTGATCTGAATGTCAGCCATTGCTATTCGCCTCGTTCCTCAACAAAGTCATCAAAGCCGTCGCTCTCTTTGTTGGGATCGGCGGGCATGATTGCGGATTCTCTCGGTAGCAAACTGAGTAACTTATCCATCGCGGCAGTGTATCGATTGATCATCGTGTTGTATGATTTCTGGGCGGGATTCTCAACACGCATCGTCTGCTTCCCATTGTGCATGAGAATCGTTGGCCCTTTAGATTTGACCTCATCTTCCAAGATCTGAAGCGTGATGGTCATAAATGCACATCTTTGGATCAAGTTATCGGCCGCTGCCAACTTCTCCGCTGAGATACCGGATAACGTTTGACGCAACCGCTCATATTCGAGCTGAATGGCCACATCCTGCTTTTCAATCGACATTTTCCGGCTCAATTTCGTCATCCCCTTAAATTTGTTATCCCCCCCTCATACGAAAAAACAACCCGTGTATTATTCGTGTGTTGCATGCCGTTCCTTTTTAAGCAGCTGCTTATGGCTTCGCAGGGGGGACCGACTAACTGGTACTAACTGACCATGAGCATCAAACATAACGTCAGAACGAACTGCGGCCGTCTTCTCAAAGTGTTCCTCTTGGTGACAATCAAAGCAAAGATACTCTAGGTTGTCCCAGTTAAGCGTGATGCTTGGGTCATTGATGTTGTCTGCTGTGATGTAGTGCTTGTGGTGGACGATGTAGCCGGGCTTGATGATACCTCGCTTCAAGCAGCGCTCACACAATCCACCGACACTGGCAATGTAGGCAGTACGCGTCTTCTTCCACTCTTTACTGTGATAGAACGGCTCGCTGATCTCTCGTGGTACCATGGCCATCGTATCCACCTTTCAATGACATAGTAAAAGGACGACCGTTTGGCCGTCCTTCCATCAATCATATTGTTAATATAACTAGCTTGTCGGCCGTCTCTCGTCTGGTAAAGCCTTCAGAGGCGAGCTTCCTAATGCCACTGATTTGTTCATCTGTCCATTGCATCTACTCGCCTCCTAAAATATAATAATTGTGAGCAGTTTAGCGATTCTGCTCAGCTTCCTCATAAAGAACTTCCCGAGTTCTTAAGCTCTCGGATTCGGCCCCGAGAGCTTTTTTGTTGCCTTAAAAATTTGAGTGAGATAAAATGAGTTTGTTCCAACAATATACTCATTTTCATTCCTCGGTACTACCCTAATCTTCTAGCTCTCGGCCCCCAACCGAGAGCTTTTTTATGTGCCTATTATAAGTATTGTGTTACACTGAATTAGTGAGTTCATTCTCACACTCCAAAAAGTGTTTGGCCTCGTTTTCCCAGAGCGAGGGCTTTTTTGTTGCACAAAAATAGCACCTCACCGTTTGGCGGAGTGCTCGGGTAAATAAAAAGACGCCGAAGCGTCTTGAAAGCAATTTTTTATTTCGACATTACATGTAAAAAATATTAGTTGTTCCCATTTGAGTTGCTTTTGTGTCTTCCAGCTCAAAATCGCCTCGTTGTTTTCTGGTTATGACAATATTCTTTTGATTGTCAAAAGAAAATACATGGAAGCCAAATATTATCAATAAAACATTAAAATATAAAGTATTGTTTTTTGTAAAGAATATTCCTTCAACCGCAAGTAGCAAAACATTCATAGCAATTGACGGCCATGATGATGGGTTTAATGAAACTATAGGAACTATAAAAGTTATAAAAAAATTCAAAACCTCAACATCATTTGAATCAAGAATTCCTGTTTTAAATTTCTGCGCTTTTCGTTCGGATTCTTTCTTCAAATGTTGAAGCCATAAAACAAGAATAATTAGTGAGACAATAGAAATCCCTATAAGGAAAGCCCAAAAAGGTGGGTTGAGTTGCCATGTGTTTTTCAAGCTCTTCATCGAAAAGCTTTTTAAGCTATTCAAAAACACCATAATAAATACTGGAACATAGGAAGATAGGAAAATCGTCCACTTAAAAAGTTTCTCCATTTTCTAATTCCTTTCTTCTGATATGTTAACCTTGAATATTGCTGCGATCGTCGATCCCTTTTCGATGACCCAACAACGTCTTATAATAAGCATCTTGCATTAAGTTAATAAAGTTCCCCACTTGTGTGCTATCCTCATAAATAATTTTTCCTTTAGAAGGGTCAACCTTGATGTCCAACTTAAATTCATCTATTACTTCTTTTGTTGCTGTAAGATCTCTTGTAAATAACGCAACATCGCCATCATCAGATAACTTAGCAAGTCTTTTTACATATCCAGCATTCTCAAGTGCTGCATTTTTTAAAGCATCAAAATTTTCAATAACTTTACTAAGCTCTTTACTCTTAAGAATTGTATTTGCTTCATCGGCAAATTCATTTTTTAAATGAAAAATGCGCTCAAAAGAAATATGCTGAAAAATAAAAACGTCACCTTCAGAGACTATCAAGTCTACAGAGCCATCCGTTGCCAATAAATCCTTTTCTATAAATTCCTTAAAAGTTCCAGCTTGCAGTTTACCAGCAAATTCCTTCTTCAAATAGGTGAGCTTCTTCGTTCTCTTAAAACTATAAATATTTTTTGTTTTCCCATCTTTGTCGGTATAAGTAAAGTCATAGACAAAAAAGTCGAAGTTGTCCGGAGAAAACCTATAAGCTTGCGCAGGACTAGCAAAACTGTCACAGACTATACTCATATTTTTTTTATAGGCCTCGACACTAGCAACTTCCACAGTCTCATCAATTTTTCCAATGATGTTATATGCTTCTTGGTCTTTTGATTCCACCGCTTCGACATTATCCAGAACTATTTGACGAATTTGAGATTCTAATATCTTTTGAATAGTTGGTGATACAGTCGTTACTTTCGTACTTGTAGCATTCCAATGGCATAAATGCAAAGAGACCTCGGTCTTTTCATCTCTCAGGGTCTTGCCCATATCAGCTAATTTCAT